AGGCCGGCCCGCGTATTGATGATCGCTGCGACTAGCTTCCCTTGATATCCCAGTCGTCCGTGGACGACGTAGGACTCGTCGGCGACGGCGAATGGATCGCATCCCCACCGGATGGCCTGATTGGCGACCCGGAAGCAATTCGCCAAGGTTCCCTCTCTGTTTCCTGCGACGATCAGGTGTTTGGGCGTAAGGGTTCCCGAGGATATGACCGTGGCGATTCGCTGCAGGTGCTCGAATCTGCCGGTGTCCATCACGGCGACGGCGGTGTCCTGGACAGGTTGGCGGATAACGGCTGGAAGTCGGTTGTTGTCGGTTTTTGATGTCATCACTTTTTCTCCAGTGAGTGTGCTTGCGAAATTGCTAGTTTCTCTACGTGATCGGCCCACGTCTTCCACTTGTGGACGGTCGCTTTCCTCCGCCGTAAGGATTTCTGCGCCCGCTCCGACGGTCCCTTGTCACTTGCTTTAAGATGTTCGTTGATCCGCTCGACGAACTCCATCTGCTTTGTCTCGTGTCCGCGTAAATACGAAAGTAGAGAAGCGATCGACGGGCTCTCGAAGCCCTGCCCGCAGGTCGGGCACTTGTGTTCGGTCATGTTGTCTCCAGGTGAGGGGTTATCGGACGAATACGCGGATTCCCGTATGGCAGAGCCACAGATGACGGCAGAGTCTTCCTTGTCCGGAGTGTCCGGTTCGTGCTGGCCGCGACGGTGAATTCCTTGCGATCAGAAGTCAGCCAAGACCATACAGATCCGTCTTCAGCGACACCGTAGCTGGCGTCGCCGATCTGTTGTCGTATACGGTTCTCTAGCGCCCTGATTCTGGCGTCCGCTTCCTTGCGATCTGACTTCGCTGCCAGCAGGGCCTCGACTTCGGCGCCGTCCAGGTCCACCCACGCCGCTTGCCCGTTGTCGTTAGGGTGGAGGCGTCGAAGCAACTTCGTGCACGACTCCGTGTGATCCGCATCCGGTGGATCTCGCCGCTCGACCCGGCCCCAGAAGTCCCGAAGGCGATCCAATAGCGCGCGCTGGAAATCTGGATCGGCCTCGACGTGCCGGACGAGCGGAGTGTTTCCGCCGACGAGGGCGCCAAGATACCCGTGATCCCAGCCGCGGACGAGCATCTGGTGTTGGAGCTGAACTTGAAATCGCAACGGGACCTGATCGTCGGACCACTCCGATGCGTTGTACGCGCCTACGTTTTTTAATTCCAGGACTGCTTCCTCTTCGACTATCTCCGCGTCGAGCGTTGCCCGGAGCCATGGATGCTCCGAGTGCTCGTAGACTTGATAACCGTCGCCATACGAGTTTAGGCGAGCGGTCTTGCCGGTGACCTCGTTAAATATAGAGGCGATAGCCGACTCCAAGTGTAACCCGATCCACTGTGCGTCAGTCGGTTCCTCGTCGGTCGGGTTTATTTTACGTTCGTACACAGCCAGTTCGCTGTCGTAGCCGACGCCGAGGATCGAGGCCGATTCACTGGCGCCGACGAACTCGGTGCGCTCGCGGAGCCAGCCCGCGCGTGTCTGGTATGTTCTTAGCTTGGTCATTGATTATCCTCCTTTGGTTATGTTGACGCCGCGTCTAAGTTGCTAGTGTTGACTATGCCGAGGAGAGTTTGAGCGGCGCCCGCGAACGTGTCGCTCCTGATCGTGCCTCGATTCTCAACGTAAATCGTTACCTCCAGCCGCTCGGAGTTGGTTTGGAGATAGTGGTATAGCTCCGCGGATGTCGTCCACAGAGCGTTTTCGTCGACCCGTCCCCCCTCGACCTCGCCTCTGATGTAGTCCGCCACTACTGAATCCAGTTCTTGGTGTGTCACGTTGACCTCCTTTCGAGTTCCGGCGCCGGACGGCATCCATCCGGAGAGCGCCGAGGCCGGGCCGGTTCCATCGGCCCGGGGCTCGGGGCCCTCTGTGCCTATGTGGCTGACGGTGTCCAATCATCCGGTGAGAGACTAATTACGTCGCCGCCGAGGTACTCAAGTTCGGTCGCCCTTCCGTAGTCGGCGACGTCCTGGCTGGCTCTTGTGACAGCGCTGTGAAGTCCGTACTGCGTCAGGTCTCCCCCTGCGATCAGGTGCTCCAGGACGCTCTCGCCTTCGCCTTCGCTCAGATCGAGCCGACTCGATACAACCTTGACCGCCTCGGTCGGGCTGGCCTGTAGGCTCACCCCGCGAGCGACCTGGAGCCGCTCGACGTAGTCCTGGAAAATCCGGCCGTCCATCGCCGCCTTCGTCGTGTCGCGGACCTCAAGCCACAGAGCCTTGTCCGCTGCGGCCCTGGTCTCCGTCGAGAGGTAGCGACCTGTCTCGCTCGCGCCGTCGCCGCCTATCTTGAGCTGGCTGCCGCTGTGGTTGCGCCGCATCAGGTCGTCGCGAAACACAGCCATATTGGTACACTTCCTGGTATGGATTCCGGGCTCTAGGTACAGAGCCCGGCCGCCGACCTCCGAGTTTCCCAAGATGAGCCCGGCCTCGACTATATCCACCGTGTCGTTTCCCTTCCCCCACGTGACCGACTCCACCCCAACCGGAAGGATTTCCGCGACCATGTCCGGTCGAGTTACCTTGAGGTACAGTTGCGTCTCGGTGATCGCGGCACTGGCGATCTCGCCACCGCACTCCGTGATCGCTGGAAGGACCGCGTTCGCAAAATCCCAGTTGTCCAGTGGTCGGTAGCGATCTGAAAGGAAGGCGCGAACACCGCGATCCAGTGTCCGAACGAATCTCTTGGCGGGCTCCGCTTCGAGCCAATGGTTGAGGTTCGACACGAGTAGGTCTGGCGCCTCAGATCTCATTCGATCATAGTACTTCTTGGGGACTCCCAGCCTAGCCGCGAATTGGCCGTGTGCTGACTCCCTCATTCGTAACTCGTCGGCGCCCTTTATTTCCAACGACAGCTCGTCGCCGGAAACGCTGAACCGCATGTCGCGCGTGTCGGCCAAGTAATCTACTTTGGCTTCGTTCTGGCGACGCAGCTCGGATGCGAGTTCGGTTAGTGTCATTGCAGTTTTCATCGTTTCCCCTTTTTCGGCGGATGGGTCCGGACCGCCTTTCCGGTCAGCGTCGAAAGACGCTGGCAGCCCGCCGGGATCCGATCCAGGCAGGTTGGCCAGAGCCTTAAGACACCTCCCCCGAGCTTGTCGGAAAGAAGAATGGCAAGCCCATGACCGTCGCCAGCGACTGATGCCATTCCGGGATTTCGTCGCCGTGCTCCTGGATCCACTCGACAACTGCGTTGATCGCTCCTGGATTGTCGCCGAAAAAACTGTGCAGGGCCGAATGAGAGGAATAGCCGATTCCCTCCAGGAGCGACTCGAATTCCCTCACGCCGCTCTCGCCCTCGAATCTCATGTCCGTGCAATAGTCGTCGATCAGCTCGTTGAAATCTTTCATCGGTTCCCCTTGTTGTGGTGTTGGTTGTGGTGGTGGTGGTGGTGGTGGTGGTTAGCTGGCGACGATTCCAGCCGCGTGTAGCTTATCTATCGCGCGTCTCCGCCGGTCATAGCTGCCAGATGGCAGGCCCGAGATTGCCTGGGAAACATCACACGCCTTGGCGTCCGCCGGAACCCGTATAGCCTGGGTGCCTCTCGACAGGTACAGCACGCTGTGCCCGCCTCTCCGCTGCAGCTCGAAAGATGCCATGATGTACACTCCTCGTTGTTGGTGGTGGTGGTGGTGGTGGTGGTGGTGGTGGTGGTATCAACCAATCAGTAAGTCACCACGTCACAGATGAGCCCGACCGCTGAATACTTGCGCTTGATTGCATCCATACTTCGCTCGATTCTGCCCAGCTCTAGAACGCTCGCGTCACCCCAGCCTTCTGCGACGGCGTAGTAAGTTGACCCGTTCATGCAGTCAATCGCAATCTCGCGCTGCAGCTCTGTTTCTACCCGCAACTCGCCGGTTTCTTCGAGTTCACTCAGCATCTGTTCGGCGGCTTCCATTATTTCAACGCTATCCCACTTCGGTTTTTGCTCGGCGATGAAACAATCGGCGATTGCGTCTCCGACTTCGAGTCGGTGGCTGATGATTTCCCGCTGTGCGTCGGTGAGCTTGATCGTCATCTTTGTTTCCTTGGTGGTGTTGGTGGTGGTGGTGGTGGTGGTGTTACTACAAGCCTTCGGACTCAGAAAACTCGTAGAGCGGACGCTCGCATTCCTCAAGTGCATCCGACTGGTATTCCTGATTTCCGATACGGGTGTACCATTTGCCCTTGCCGGAACCGGGAGAATTAGACGGCCAATAAGAGGTATCCTCGATACACAGTGTGCCATAAATCCAGCCTTTGGCGCCGAGAAGCGCGTCGTCCTGGAATGTTGCGGCGAGATCGTCGGCCCACTGCCGTGTGCCCTGGAAACGCTCGAAAGTCATGGCCTTTGTCTCCTTGTTGGTGGTGGTTGGTGTTGTTGTTTGATACCCTCATTGTATCAGAGTTTGCCCGCGTGTCAATAGTCATGACGTATTATTTCCTCTTTTTTTTCCGGGTGGTCAATCTTGCTGGCCCGTGTTATAATGTCCGCATGGAAACTCTACCTCTCTCGTGTCAGATCGTGGACCGGCTCCGGGAGCGTCTCGTAAAATGGGGCGCAGGCCGTGCAGTTTCCGCTGCTACGGGCATTTCCGAGCCCACCATCAGCCGGATTGCCGGCCGCAAACGAACGCCAACGACTAGACAGGTTGACCTGCTGGCCGCGTACTTGGGTGTCCGACTGGCGAAGTCGGTCGGGCGTGCCAGAAACCGGCCAGAAACCGACCAGGAACCGGCCAGGAACCGGCCAGGAACCGGCGACGGTGGCTAAGATTAGACTTTTGGCGATCTTTGGACGTCTTTGGTGATCTTTGGTGATACAGCTACCACGATGATTCCTAAACGATGCTTGACCTTCGGCAGTTTGTTTTCCGGCATCGGTGGCCTTGACTTGGGCCTTGAGCGTGCCGGCCTGACTTGTAACTGGCAGGTAGAGATTGATGAGTACGCAAACAGAGTTCTGGCCAAGCACTGGCCCGACATCCGAAGGTGGGGAGACATCCGTACGTTTCCTCCCGACACCGAGAGTGGAGCAGGGCGGTGGCCAGCGGAGCGGAAGTCGGAAGGACGAGAATTCAACTCTTGGTCAGATGGCGAGACTTGGTCGGTTGACCTCATCTGCGGTGGTTTCCCCTGCCAGGACATCAGCTACGCCGGTCGCGGAGCAGGGCTCGACGGGGAGCGAAGCGGATTGTTTTTCGAGGCCATTCGCGTGGTTCGACAACTCCGACCCAGGTACGTGTTGTTGGAAAACGTGGCAGCGCTCCTTACTCGGGGGCTGGACCGAGTACATGGGGAGCTGGCCTCGCTCGGTTATAGTACGGAATCGCATTGCATACCGGCTGCCGCCGTTGGTGCCCCGCATATCAGGGACCGGGTCTTCGTTGTGGGCTACTCCGCAGGCGAGGGATCATTTTCCAGTACACTCACCGGAGTACATAGCGGCGAAGAAATCACAGGGTCATGGGATGCGGAATCTGAACGACGAAGTGAAGCTGTGGCCGACTCCAAGGGCGAGCGACTCGGAAAGAGGCGGCAGGGGCGAACTACTACACCAAGTGAAAGGCGGGACACCCCGCGGGAAGATGTGGCCGACACCGACGACCAGCGACTGGAAGGATACGGGCGAGAATATGAACTGGGAAAAACGAGCAGCGATAAGTCGTCTGCCGGGAGTTGTCAACGTGCTGGAAACCGATTCTTCGACGCCCCCATCGGCGGCGAGTGGCTCCCTGAACCCGACGTGGGTCGAGTGGCTCATGGGGTTCCCTCCAGGGTGGACCGACTTAGAGGTCTCGGAAACGCCGTAGTTCCCCAAGTGGCTGAATGGATTGGCCGTGGAATCATAGGCGACATTACGATCGACGATATCTAACGGACTCCCACGCTTCTACCACGCTTCTACCACGGACTACCACGCTTCTACCACGCCTATCGCCCCCCTGCTTTCCTTGCTTTCCTTGCTTCGCTTGCGTCTCTTGCTTGCGTATTCCCCGCCGTCGTATATTTACTAGCGATCAGCCCTAGAAAATTGCGCTTCGGCGGCACTGACTAAGCGGGCGCGAATTGGCTGGCCAATTGCAGACCAATTCACCAACTCGCACTTAATCGCACTCCGTCCCAAAATATTTTCTTGCCCTATCTTTGCTCACCGCAGCGAGTTGTGACTCTCGTCTGCCGATTTTTCCCGCCCAGCCAATTCGGACAGCTCGTAGCCAATTACCCCTTTTAAAGACTTTGGCTTCCTTTCCTAAGGGGGAACACGATGATCGAGAATCCGCTGCTTCTGACGCCGGCTGAGGCGAGCAAGAAGCGTGATCTTTCCGGGGTGGCAAGAATCGTGGCGTCGCGTATAATCACGTCAAAGGCACCGATGCCAACCCGGCACAAATCCGCCCCGAGCCGGTCCTGCGGGAGAATCGGGGGTACGGCGGCCCGTCCATAGGCCGAACTACTTCTCGCGGAAAGCGACCGGAGAGCCTGACCCCGGCTCCGGATCGTCGCGGGACGGGCAGGGTGAGAGCCGGACCGCCCGAGAAACATCCGGACGACCGAATACGGATACCTCAACGGACAACGTCGGCCCCTCTCGCGTTGCGGGGGGGGTCTCCCAAAGCCGTTGCCTAACAAACAACTATTGGTGTGCAATTGGTGCGCACCAATTAGCTACCGTATCTATACCGATTCGGTCGAACGTCACGAATAGACTACCAGCACCAACTGTCCAGCCGGGAAGTCAACCAAATCTCGGTTCCCGTCGCATCCCGTCGCATCCCAGGTTACCACTTCCGGCGATTTGGTTACCGCCACAAAAAAAAATTAGGCCGCTTTTCCACTGGATAGGCGGCTTTTTTCGTGCGCCGCCGGGCCAATTTGGTTACTGACCGCTCGTCGTATCCCGTCGCATCCCGTCGCATCCCGTCGCATCCCGTCGTATCCCTGAGTTCGTTCGGTTTTCGCATACCGAATGATGGGTTTCCCGTGAAAAACCCCGCAGAAAACAAGTCAATTCTCGATTCGTTCGTTCGGTAGATGCGCGGTTCGTTCGGTTCGCCGCATGACGAACTAAGTTTCCGATTGAAGCGCCAAAGAGAACGGGGGGTGTGCGCGCAAAACACCCCCCCCTTACAGGTGCGTCAAACCCTAAAAAACACCGCATGAAAAGCGATGCCTAGAAAGCCGGGGAACACCCCCGCAACCTACCCCCTAACTACCCCCTAACTACCCCCGCCGATCGTCTTCAAAGAAAACTGGAAAAGTTCAAACAGGCAAAGTTGCCTGCTGACCCTACGCAACACCCTACGCATGCGCGAGCACCGAAAAACGTTTTCGGCCTTTTCGGGCTTGGCCAACGCCAGCCATACCCTACGCACGATCTTGCGTAGGGTACGGCTGGCAGACAATTCAATCGGCATATGTCCGACTAAATGGGACTAAGTCCGACCGGCCGGATCCGGAGCCGGCGCCGGCTTTCTATCGGGCCGGACTAGAATGGCAATATGCGGTCGAGAAACTGGGGCTTCTGTGGGGCATACCTACATTAAGTCGTCGGGCGTGATTAGGCCCTCTCCCAATAAGAACGGGATCGGACGCGGTGGGCCGTAGGAGTGGCTTTCTTCCGGGCGAAATCGTTGCTTTAACGACATATTCCCGTCTGGTGTCACAGTCCTCCATTCGATTGAAGCGCGAGTGTCCGAGTAGTCTTCCCCGTCCTCATCTTTTCCGGTATGGATGGCGGCCCCGTAATGCCAGAGCTTTGCCGGGCTGGTGTCGTGGTTCACGAAGATGTTCCCGACCCGGTCGCCGGTATATTCGTGGGATAAGTTTGTATCGTAGACCGGCGTATGAACCCCAGCGGTGTTCAGGTGTCCGATGTGCCAAGTGCGCCCTTTTATCCCAGTCGGGCTTGTTCCGTCCGGTAAAGTCCCTTGGTCATGGTAGCCGATCCATATTCTTTCGATGTCGTCTCGATCCTCGTTTGACTCAATTGCCAGTTGCCACGCGTGATCAATAGACCCGGATCGTTGTCCGGGAAGGACGCTAGGAGGAAACCCTAACTTGAGATCGGAGTCAAAGACTACGCGCCCAGTACCGTCCAGGTCATAACGCTGAAGCGTACCGTCACTGGATGGATCATCTGGGGTACGGGGTGCGGGCCACGACGCACGGAGCTTTTGCTGTGCCGTGTATATATGGTTGTTGTAAATGTCAACGTCATAGTCCCAGATCCGCTCGGCGATAAAATGGGCATCGGAATACGTAACGTGTGTATTAATCAGTTCAGTAACGACGTGCGTTGTTAGATCCATTTCATACAAAGCGTACGGCCAGGGATTCCCAGGAATTGAACCGAATGCTTGGAAATATAACTTGCCGATTGACCCGTACACCTTTATCTGTTCTGGTCTGCGAGTGCCGCCGGGGACTTTGACTTCTATTTCTTCAACGTCGAGCCCAGTTAGAAAGTCGCATCGGTATATCGTGCTCAAAGACGCATTTGCGTAGTAAGCGTGTCCGGCTACCGCATCGAACCCGAAGTTATGCTGATTGTTGTTCTGACCACCACCCCAACCCGTTGTGAATCTGTGCGCCGGATTTAAGGGGTCATCGCTCCAGTACCATACTGGGCTAAAGAAGATATCCTGCCCTTGGATTCCCAGGTCGATCCCGCCCTCGTCGTACCCTTGTTCCGGATCCCAGATGCCCAGACCTCCCCGGTGGTAGAAATTCCCGCCTTTCACGCAGCAACCCCGGGCGATCGAGAACCGGATAGGTGGGCCCATTATTCACACTCCGCGCCGTCGAACTGCCAACGGCCTTTGCCGGCGTCGGCCTCTGGGAACCATTTAGCTGTCGCTTCCTTGTCCTTGGTTACCTTCTGCCCACTCTCCATCCAGTCGTTCCAAACCAGGATCCTGGAATTATCATTGATGTCCGCCTCGGTGATCGTACAACGGCCAGACTTTTCGGAGTCGATGTCGTTATCGGGTAGAACCTGCCAGCTCATAGGCTGGTCCGCTGATACAAGGGTCCGCCTGGGAGTATCACTGATTGCGGATGCCCCGGCAGTAGGAGACAGAGTAAGCCCGAAACAGAAGAACCCGAATAGCCCGTCCATATTGGCGTCTTCCGGCTTGAGGTCCCAAGTCGCATCCTCGACCCCGAAGTTCTCACCGTTCACCGGGTCCGTTACTCCGGAGCCCAGCCGGGCCATAGCCGGCCAGTCGAATGTCAGCCGGCCGAAACCTCCGGCCTTTATCGGGCTCTCGCCTAGAACGGCGTACGTGCCCCGTCCCCGGGGTTTCTCGAACTCGTATACCACCAGACCATCGGTCGCCTGCGTCACCCCGGTCACTCGGACAATTGAATAAGCTGGAGCCTCCTCTTCGGTCAAGTTCTCGCAGCGGAGCCATCGTCGACGGTCGTGCTGCCGGGTGACGGTGGCGGGCATAGTTAGACCTTTTCTTCAAAACTCATCGTGTAACTCACATTATCCGTCCGGTCATTCACGCCGGACACTGTGCGATAAGAAGCGTTGCCGTGATACTTTCCGCCCGACAAAACAGTTATCCCGGTTATCGTTTGGGTCGCGGCCAGCCATGTCCCATCGACCACAGAATCTCTCCCGTCGAGCGTGATTGCCGTTATAGTCCCCGTTCCTCCCAGATTCGCCAAACCCTTGCCCGCGGTCCGGAGTTCGGTGACCGCACCAGATCCCAGTAAGAACGCCACGCCGGAGCCTGAGACTGTAAACGTCCCGGTAGTATTTCCACTCAGCCAGCGGCATACGCCCGCCTCGACCGTGACAGCCGTAGCCGTAACAGCCTCGCCGATAGTGACCTTGGCTTGCGGACCGTTAAGCACGACCTCGGCAACAGTCTGACTAGGGTCGTCGCCGAAGTGTGCGACGTGAACCACGCCAGACCGCACGGACAGGAGTCCCACCGTTCGAGTCCCGTCAGTGGTCAGATACAGCCCGGCCTTTCCGGACAACGTACTCTGTTCGGCCCGCTCTACAATCACGTCTATAGCGCCGGAATTTTCTAGCTGAATATATTGCTTGCCGCTTCCGGCGATCTCAAGGCGATCGCAATCAATCTGCAGGTTGATCGGCGTGGAGTCCCCGTCACCATATACCCCGATACGCTCGTCGTATCCCTCAAGAATCCAGACGTCGCCCAAAGCGACACCTGACTGGTCGAGCGTGCCGGTTATTGGCGAAGACCCAGGACCGATTATAATTTCATCCCCCGCGCCAGGAACTCCCGACGGGCTCCAGCAAGCAGCCGTTCCCCAGTCGCCCTCGTTATTCGGATCGAAACCCCACCAGTGTTTGCGTGCCATGTCCGCTCCTAATTCTGTATGTAAACGGGCGCCCTTCGGCCGTAAAAAGAACCCTTTATCGTCTCGTTGAAAGCGTCCCGACGGAACTTCTCTCGTCGGCTGACCTCCCGCTTTTCGTCGTCGCTTGGGACCGCGAAGTCGTGTTGCCCGTTTCTGCTAACTACCGTTCGCGTTCCGCTTGGTCCTACCGAATAAGTTACCTGCCGGATCGCCCCGTCGAGTTGTACAGGAACCAAGCCGGCATAACTGACCGACCCACCTAGCTCGCCCACGAATTGCGCGGCAGCCTCCGTAATGTAAACGTCCGCTTCTGTATCCACCGCGACATCGTTCTCGGTGTATCCTTCTACGTCGTCTGTGTTGTCGTCACCGTCGTGATACACATGGATTCTGGTCAGTTGCAGCTCAGGCTTTTTCACCGTCAGGTAACCGAAACCCAGCCTCTCGAAGTCCTCGCCCACTCGACGGGTTACCAGCCTTTCCCCTGCGTCATTCACCACGTTCACAGCAGCCGTAAGGCGCAGGTCTGGTTCCCAGTCGGTGGCCGCCAGATCGTCAATTGATACGACGGGCTCCGCGGCGACCACGATCCCCTTAGACCCCAGCAGAGAAAACGATACATTCACCGGGGCCGACTCTGCGTCGACGGCGTCCATTGAGCCGGTAAAATACGTTCCAGTAACAAACGGAGACTTCGGTGTGTCTTCTCCCGTTACCGGGTCTGTCTCCGTATCGACCAAGTCGGGAAGAAGTGGGAGAACCTGCTCTAGCTTTGTGATTGGGTATCCCTTGCCGCCCATATCGAACCCACCCTCGGCGAGTTCAACGACCTGAAACCACTTGTATACGCTTCTCAGCGCCCGGTCTAACGCATCGGTCGCGTCTCCACCCGGGTCCTCAGTGTCTGTTCCACGTAAACCCCTCCAGATTGCCAGTTCCATTGACTCTGGATCCCCGAATCCGTCCACAGGTCGATAACTGATATCCTTGAGCGGCTTGATCTTGTCGTCCGTATCCAAAGCAACAGCCCGCAGCTTCCATTTGGCCTGGAATTTAACTAACGATCCAGAGATCAGAATAGCCAAAGGGCGGACCGGGCTTTGATAATCCACGCCCTGCGTCATTTGTCTCGGATCACGCGGTGGGTACTCGCCGACGTTCTTCTTTCTTATCGCGAATGAGCCGTCAAACTGAGGAACAATAACCGCGCCCAGGTCCTCAAGCAGCTCACTTAATGCCGAGGCCGGTGGCGCGTCAATCCAATCAACCGACGGGCGGGCGTCGTTAGGTAGGTCCGTGACGCTGTATGCCGTCTCTCCTAATTTGTCCAGGATCAACGTAGCTAGTTCTTGGGGTGTTTTCTCGGAGCTTTCCACCACCGTCCCATCCGGCTGCCTGCGGTTGTATTCGCCTGACAGCGGCAACGCGAACCTCCACTTCCAACGACGGTCAAGAATCTGAAACGTGATTGTGTCGCCGGCGCCACCAAACGACTCGACCGCTTGCCTGACCGCTGAGTCAGGTAAGATCAAACTCACTCCAGTTTCGTCGTAGCTTAACGCTAACGTCCCTACGTCCTCGGGGAGCTGATTCCCATCGCTGGCGCAGGTCACCAGCGCCACCGATGGTTGGACACCGTCCGTGACGGTTATCGACGCATCCATTATCGAATGGAGCCCCGGGAACGACACTCTGGATATTGCTGGTGGCATTATGAAACAGCCGCCCTGGTGAGCTTAAAGTCTGATCCTATATTTAGTCGTGAAACGTCTGCCGTGCCATTGTTGTCGATCACGAGGCTGGATACTGCTTTATGCGGGTCTGAGATTCGTGACGACCCCGAGTAGCGTTCTATGGTGTTGATAGCAACCGTTCCATCTTGCTCGGAGAAATCAAGGTGTCCGTTGCCGCGGAGTGTAACTTGGTCAGATCCGGCCTGATTATTGTCGGTGTTCCACTTAAGCCAGCCGTCTCCGTCAATCGAAACGATTCCAATCGAACCTCCGTTCGCTGTAACTATGCCGCCAAATATCGCAAGGTCTATCGGAGTCGCTACGCCGACCCGTTGATCAATCAGGATAGTCCCGCCGTGTATTGTGATCGTAACCGCCGAGGAGATAGGTAAACAACCGTTTCCGAGATGCAGGCTTCCATCCATAACCGTTATGGCTCCTACCTTTGTGGTGTCCAGGTTCCGGTATCCTAGCGCTACGCTACCGGACCGCATGAACCCGGTCACTTCGAGGGGAGCGAAAACCTGAGTAGCCGGCCCGGTGACAGTCGATTCAGGCCCGGTCGATATAATGTTCACATCGCACGTAGTCGTGCCTCGAATGAATACTCGCCCGGTTTTGTTAGGCCCTGCCCCGTCGCCCTGGTACAGAATCGGGTCAGTTGCTCGCAGGTGCGTCTCGCGGTACTCTTCATAGACCCCCAGCGGGTTTTGAGCATTGATATGTGGCAGCCCGATGTTCCCGGCGTAGCTTTTGTTGACGACTAGTGTTATCGTGTTCAGCCCGGTTGTCAGGGAATAGAGCAGATCGGAGTTTCCGGAGCCGTCGAAGTAAAGCGTATCGTCCGACGATGGCACGGCTGCGCCAGAGAAGTTGTCGGCCGCGTTCCAATGGTTCGGGCCGGTCGCAGCGGTCGCCGTTGCCTCGGTTGCTGTCCCGTTCCCCGCCGTCGTCTCAGTCACGGATATAGTGAACGGCCTTCCAGCCTTCTTTGCCGTTAACGTCACGACTGCACCGCTGACCGTTGCCACCACCTCGGAGAGTTCGGGAAAGTCATTCTTTCCGTTGTCCAAGTTCATCGACGCCGTCGAGTCGGTGAAGGCGATATTTTCGATTGCCTGCCGAATTGTCGTTGCAACCTGGGCCGTGGTCACTAAGCTGCCGATCGTAACAACAAGATCCTTGCTGTTGATCGTCAGCGTGCAGGTGTCATCAGCCGCCCAAGTATTGGCTATTGTGATCGTGTCTACCTGTTTAATGGCGGCGGCGTGGCCCGTCCAAGTTATGCTTGCCATGACGGCTCCTATGTTGATGTCGGCTTATTCGGTTCTCCCGTCGGTGGCATACCTGACGCGAGAATAAATGTATAGCTCCAGCTCACTCCATAATCCCGGTACTTGAGACCGACCAGTTTCGGACTCCTTTTTGATTCTCGGTGCTGGGCTCCATCCTCGCTCGACCTGGAGAATAGCAAGGCCGGCACCGTCGGGTATCCACCCTGACCCACCGCGGAGCCGCTCTGGACGATTGTCATGGCTGTTTGAAACGCGGTCTCCTGGACAACCGGCGCATCGGAAATTGTCTCCAGGGCGACCAGTCGCGGACCTCCTCCGCTAAAGCTCAGGCTTTCCTCGAATGACGAGGTCGTGGCGCTCTCCCCGCCACCGCTACCGCTGGTCGTGTCCTCTACTGTTTCGAGAACGACCCGGAAAGATCTCTGCGTCGCGTATTCGGCACCGTCCCCCTTGGGATAACCCAATTGAACGACCCGAACCCCAGATATCGAGGTGCCTCCGTCCAGAAAATGCGGGCTCCTTGTAGCACCATCGTCGTGATAAAGGCCGCTGACGGATACGTCCGTGTCCAGGTAAGCCGTTTCAAAATCCTCTATCGCCTTTTTGATCGTCCCCTGCCCTGTAGCTATCAGGACGCCGTCCAGAGTTAGTCGCGTTGTAATCGTTTCTGGGAGATCAAACTCTGAATAGCTTATCGTCTTCTGGAAACTGCTTACGGTGACGGTGTTAGCGTCGTGCTGTCCTCCAGTGTCCGTTCCGTGTTTGTAAATCATGGCTTCTAACTAGAACGATTTCATTGCGTTGGTTCGGCTACGACTTTCTTGGTTTTGCAATTCTTGATTCCAAAGTTTGAGGTTCCTAGTCATAGAGCCAACAACCTCGGCCAATGTGGCTTCCAATTCAGCGACTCGTTGAATGTCGTCTCCAGCCGAATCTATTTGTTTCTTTAAAGACTGACTGTGTTCCTCCAGCAAAATATTGTGGGCTGTTCTAACATCAATTTCTTTTTCAGAAGCCTCTGTTTGTCTCTCAAAAAGAGTTGTGTCCGCTCTAATTTCGCTGGATCGAATTACTGGATCACCTGTCTCATCTTCCGGGTGGATTAAGACCATATCGCGCAACACTGCCAAAAACGCCTGAAAGGGAGTTGCTCCCTCAGGAGCCCGAGGACCGGCTGTTTCGGCCTGTAAAACCCTCTCTCGTGATTGTGCCAACGCTGTCTCTAGAGATTCCTGAGCGGCTGCATCTGGCAAGATCTTCCGTAGCTGTGCTTCAGCCGACATCCTTCGACTTGCTAGGTCGTCTAGTAACCGAATGGTGTTGGATAATTCATCATTCGCGTCCCCACTGTTGTCGGCTAGAACGCTATAAGCTACTCCGAACAGAGCGAGAGCACCGCCAATACCAAGCAACGGCAGGGCAGCGGCTTCGACTGCCGCTAATCCACCAGCTAGGGAAAAGGAGCTGGCGGTCGCCGTTACTTGCGCGGCCGCCATTGCGGTAGTCGCTGTTCTAATAGCTTTGATCCCCTCAGTAACACCCTTTAAGGTGTCGAACGTTCCGCTCAACACGTCTACAAGTCCCTGGATTTTAGCCATTTTCTCCAGGAACTTTGCAAGGTCATCGTCAGCCGAAAAGCCCAGCAGAGCCGCCCCCCGAACCAGAGTCATCGCCCCGGTAGCGGCGGACTTGAAACCCTCACCCGCTTGGAAAGCGGCGTCCCGGGTCTTGTTCAGGGCCTCGGTCGTCTTTTCAAGATCCGTGACCCTGTCGACGACTTCGCCAGCCTTATCCTTAAGCTTCTCGAACTCGTCGGCAACCGACTTGATCGCCTCGTCAGCCGTGGACTCGTAGTCCTGGATTCCCTTTTGAGCCTCAGAAACGTCGACCTTAATCTTGGATTCGGTCTGCTTCACCGCCAGCTGAACTACGACATCCCTTATCTCGGACATCAGACACCCCCTGAGATAGTTGGTCGACGGCGTCGGCCAAGCTGCGAGCAATGCCTACGAGGTCGATCATGTCGTGAAGTATCTTCCGCGACATCTCCGGAGTGAGCAGTTCGGGGTGGAGCCGCCGGAGCCGGGTCTCGACTAGGTCCAGAGAAAACCGCAAGGAACACACGGCAAGGTTGACCTGTTTTCTGGCGCTGTCCATTATTCGACTCCATCCAGTGACGCCAGAATCGTAGCGTGATATCGGACCGTTGGATCGTCTGGGAAGCTCCCAACGGCTCTGCATTCCCTATTGTGGTGGTACGCCTGGGCATTGCAAGTGTAATGATCCGCCTGAAACGGTCTGCCTTTCGGGCACATGGTCCGCCCTCCCGGGCGCTTGTGAAAACACGGTGCCGCGGTCCCGCGTGGTCGCGGGCTAAATGATCCGTCGGCCCGAATAGCCGGCTTACCTTTCTGCGGGCCGGTTTCGTAATAAAGGTAACCCAGACAGTGTCCGCAGTCTCGATTCGCTAGTTCGGGGTGACGACGCGGGATAATCACCCCGTATATTAGTTTTTTATGAGTGTTTCCTCGATGCTCTCACCGGCCTCGCAGGAGTCAACGAAAGCGTCCGGATCGTCCGCACCCTCGGGTTCCGGATCGGTCGAGTCTTCTGGTGGCGTGTCACATGGCACCCGTCCGAGTATTACGTCGGTCAGCACCTCAAAAAGCTGGGGCTGTATCCGGAGTATCTCGTCGTTCTCGCGGTTCACCATGCCGCGATGGTCCCTCCGCAGGTCCCATTCGATTATGTATCGCTTAATAAGGCTGGCGTATACGTCTTGCAGTTTGTCGATCGCACCGGACTGGAGAAACGAAGCAGCTTTGTGAAGAAACCTCTGCCGAGGCTTGCGCTGCATCGGCCGCATTCGTCCCGTGACATCCGGGTAGAGTCCTCGAACGCCCCGTATGAAGAATGGTTGCGTGTATCCGTCTGGGATGTATCCCAGCCTTTGCCCATTTGTTCCGTCTTCCATGAGGGCCTTTCGTTACGTTGTGCTGTCGACGTCGAAGTAAATTGGATGTGTTGAGACCGTGGCCGCGACGTAAGCCAAAGCGCGGGCTTCGTACTCCAGTTGTATCCCGATTTCAGTTTTCCCTGCGATTACCGGGGTGGTCTTCGTTTGAGTTAAGTGCGCCATAGGGATGGTGCAGGGATAGGTACCGTCAGTGATCACGATCTTTCCGGCCGTCTCCGTTCCGTTAAGGAGTGCTGTGTAATTGCTGGAGTTGAACGGGACCAGGACCGAGAGGGTGACTATTAAGTCCTGCGGGGTGATGTCGTTAGCCGTCTGGGAGTTCCTAAATCGAACGTCCAGAGCGTTGTCAATCGTAAGCGTGAAGGAATCAGGCTTTACCCCTGCATCACCGTCGAGAGACATAACTGAGACATCGTGAAACAGGTAAGGGTTATTCGTGGCCGTGACGGCGATCGCGGCTATGTTCGAGTCCCAGCTTGATTCGACTTCGTGCCCCTTCCCCACGATGTCCATGCTGAGCGTTATCGGCTGGTCACGGGTCCCGGAGAACGTCGCCTTGCCGACGTGACAATCTTGAAACTCGTAAATAGCTCCGACCTTGTCGATCAATAGTCCGAACGGTAGAAGCGTGTCGGATATAGAAAAACGGTCGCTTGCTCCATTGTCGCCGCTGACTCCGCCCCCTGCGGACTTGGCCGTTCCCAGGATGTAGGGCAGAAAGTTCTCAAGCAATGTCGGGCTGGCGGCCACCGTGAGGTTTCCTCCTACCTCCGTCGTCCCGGCCCGCTGGATCTCCGAGTGCCTGGCGCGGGACCCCCGTATACCGGCGACGTCTAACACGCTCTCCTTGATCACCATCGACTCGGGAGGTATGAACGGGAAAGCGTACGTCGAGCCGGCGGACCAGTCAGTGTCCCCGGCCCCACCCTTTATAGCGGCGCGACCGTTGGCGCCCATTTTCGCTGCGGAAGAAAAGGCCATGCTGTCACCCTGTTAGGATCTGCTCGACGACGATATCCCCGAGCTTCGTTTCAAAATCTTCTATTCGGTCGGGTGTCAATCCAACCTCCGGACGGGCCGGCATCCGGCTCGTTCCTGTCATGTGGAACGTCGCATACGGGACTCCCGTCCCGAACAGCAGGCCGGTTCCTTCCGACCCCCGAAAAAACTCTCTGATCGAATAGTTGCTTCCGCGTTGGGTCAGGCTGCGAACAAGTTGGCCGGTGTCGATCAAGATCGTATCGTGTCCCTTGCGAGCGATAGTGGCCGGTGCGAGCTTGGCCCACTTGTTCCCGGCCGAACTCTCCGATTTGTCAAAGTACCGCTTGTGGTCCTTCTCCAGCTCGTCCATCTGGCTCTCTAGTAATTCTTCGACCTTGGGGCGGACGTTCTCGTCGTAAGCGAGTTGGATCCCGACGAATAGTTTTTCAAGACCGTCCAGGCCGTCGACTGTCTGCATAGCGTCCTCAGTTCTTCGCGCAAAACTCGACGACCGCAGTTCCCGCATTGGCCAGCAGAGCGATCTCGGCAAAGCCGAACGCCTCCGTAGGAATCTGGTAGGCGTCGCCGGCCGTCAATGCTTGCGTGATCACAGCGTTGTTGGAATCCTTTAGATCCGCCAGTGTTCCGCCACGCTTGGGCGACACAAGGTAGGTGACAGAGGCAGCCGTCGAGAGGCTTGTCACCACGAATCCACCTCCGCGGGCCCCGGCGTAACTCAGGCGCTGCGTTGTCGAACCGGAGGCAGTTACCGCCACCGACTCAATCGTTTGAGACTTCAGGCCGACCATGTTAGCTCCTTGTCAATTGGCACGGGAATCGAAGGACCAGTCCGCCGAGGTCGAGGTTGTCCAGCCACGCGTCCTGTTGGAACGTCTCCCGCGGAGATACGTCGCAACTGTAAACGTTCCCCGCCGTCACCGCCGCAACCTCTTTGTGGTGAAACTCCATGACGATCTTTTCTAACCAGAGCGCTAGTCGGTCGAAGTTCGTCGTTTGGTTCTGGTTTCCCACCTGCACAAGCAGAACCGCAACCGGATACTGGATAAGGTTCACCCCTATATTGTCCGCCGCGTCGCCCTTGATCATGACCGGCTGGCCGAACGGGCTTATAAGACATGCCGGCAATCCGGCAACTTCTTTCTTGCGGATCGTTGACGACTTCATCTTTACCACGTTCGAGAGGCCGCTTAACGACAGGGCAGTTATCTGTGTCGAAACCTCGTCGATGATCTGGTTGTAGGCGCTGGTGCCGGCCATCTAGGTCCTTTCCGGCGTAACGCTGCACTTGTAGCCGCTCAGGATTGACCCAGCTTCCACCCGTGAAACGTCCAGGATCGTGTAGACTACCGGCGTTGACGCGCCGTCTGTTATTGTGTCGCCCGGTTCGACGTTGTTCGAGCTGCCGACTTCGTTCCCAGGTAGGAAAAAGGTCAGCGAGTCCGTAGCGAAGCGGGCGCCCATCCGAGATAGTTCCGCGGTGGACTTGGCGCCGCGCAGGGCTTTCGTGATAGCCACCGTTGTGTCGCCGGCGTTCCGCTCCAGCGTGAGCGTCACCGCCTCGATGTTGTCGAAGTACTGATAGTCGTTGCTGATGTCGATGGTTGGCATCTTTCAACTGACAACCTCGCTGATGATCTCCATAGGCTCTAGCATCGCCAGCGCCTTGTTTATTTCTGACAGCTCCTCGTAGAGTGCTCGTTTGTACCCGACGTGGTCAAACGATTGGCCGTTTGGTGCCGAGTAGGTTGGGACACCTCCAGCAGTGGACGCGCTCATCGCCGCCAGCTCCACGCCGATAGAGGTCCGTCTGGTTTTCAGGTTGTCGGCCAGGGTTGCCATGTGTTATTAATAAAAAAGCCCGCCTCCGGTGGAAGCCGACGGCGGGCCGTGTCACGGAAGCAACACTACTACAGTGTATCTAGGATGCAGCCTTACTTGTCCGAAACCGGAAGAGTCGTGACTCTACGCCGAGTCGTACACAATACATTCGGATGGCCTCACTCTCGTCGCAGGCGCCAACCACCAGGGCCTCGTCTGGGACTTCCTTGCTCGATTTGCTGCTAAGAACACGGACGTTGAAAGACTTCGTGTGATCCGGGCTCTCCAGCTTTCGGCGAACGACTAATCGAGGTGTTTCTTCCTTCGCCGGTGCATCGGGAGAGTCCGCGAATCCGACAGTGGACTTCGTGGCCAAAGTGGCCGATTTGGATCTTGCCATTGGTTTGGTGTCCTGTGGTGTCCTGTGGTGTCCTGTGGTATGTGTTGCTTCCGAACCTACGCTGTGCACTTGATGACTTTTCTAGGCTCAATGACCGCGGGCGAGCCCTTCCGGCGAACCTTGATCTGGGTCACGATGTCGCGGCTGAAACCGGCTTCACTGTTCCGGTCTGCGCGATTGAGCTGGATCGGAAAGATTTCCCGATACTGAAAGGCGCCCGGGAAGTTTCCAAGGAACCATGTGCTCGTCGAGTTCGTTCGATCCTTGACCCACTGACTGGTCAGGACCGTATACTGCCGGCGTGTCTGCATGTCCAGAGGATTCGCTGAAATCGTTCGAGGAACGGTTGCCGAAATAGCCCCCTGCTCGATAGTACCTGTCAGGGCACGATGGGCGGTGAATTCCAGGCCAGTCGGAACGACGATCTGTATGGACCCGCCGATTGTGATTGGGTCGCCAGTGTTCGGGTCGGTGATATCGTCCCACAAAAGAGCAGCCGACTCTATGTCCGTGTAATCTACCAAGGCGGTCGAGGCTGACAGATTGTCGAAAGTGCCCTCGGTATGGGTGTCGTTGTAGGTCGCTTGTACGGCTCCGCCGTTGCGAGAGTAGCTGGTTGTTACACCAAGAACCGTGTCCAATACTTCACGTTCCCAGGTGATTGCCAGGGCTTCGGTCGCCCCACTTAGACTTTTCTCCATAACGCCGGTTTTGTCTTCGGCTATCGCTTCCTCAGTCACCGGAAGTATAAAACCGTCCTTTATTTTACGCGGCGCCGTGACGTACTCTTCGGAGATGCCGACCAATGGATACTCTTCGCCCTCGCCAACGTCTTCGGCAACGTCCCCTATCTTGCTGATCCCGGGAATGATCTCAACCGTTTGCGTTTCCGCTGGTGTCGTGGTGACCAAGCCGCGGGCGATGAAATCAGGCTGCTCCAAAGCGTCCAACACGGCAGAATAAGTTATCTGGCCGATGATGTTTGAAAACACACTGGAGTCGACGGCGTTCGCCGCTTCCTGCAGATGAATTCCCGTTCGGCTATTGTGACGGCGTGAGAAATCCACGTCTCGGAGATACTCGGCCCCGTCCGGGACCAGTCCCTCGAATAACATCCGGAGGCCGGCGCTCTTCATCAAGCTGGTTTCGCCAGCCCGAAGCATTGCCCAGGTCTCCTCGTAGAATACTCTGTCGCCGCCGGACTCGCGGGAGCGTGATTCCAGCATATGGCGGGCGTCCCGGATGTCGTTCGGTGAGTTGAGCATGTCTGTCTCCAGTTTGTCGGAAGTTGTCGGAAGTTGTCGGAAGTTGTCGGAGATTAGCGGGTCTGATAACAGCTCGCGTAGTCGAGCGTGAGGGTCTCGGCGGTTCCGCTGCCGTTCTTGATCCCGGCGACGAAATACATAGGCTCCAGGCCGGAAAACAGAATCGAGTGTTTGATTGACGGAGTGCGTGGGTTGGCCCCGGTCTCTCGACATTGAACGAAGGTGGAACCGCTGGGAACGCTTCCAGCGACGTTGCCGGTGTCGATCCAGAAAATAACGTCAGCCGCAAGGCTGCTCACGGGCCGGATATCACAGCGGAAAGTGTAGTAGCCTGTATTGTCGCTAGAGGCATCTACGTCGGTCACCGTCTTGGTTTGGGTCGTGGCATTGCTGGTGATCACGGCCCAGTTGTCCGAGGAGCCGGCTTTGTAGAACCCGGCGCCGTCAAAGGTCGTGGCTGGTCCGGCGTCTGCATCGACCATAAGGTTAGTCGTCGCGACGTCAGATAAGCCCATGAAGATGTTCGCGTCGTCTGTATTTGCCTCGGTGTACTTTGCGCGGATCATGAAGGTGCACGCCTTGCCTGCTGCGAATGTGAAAACTTTCGCAAAGGATCGCAGTAGGGTCATGTCCTCATCGGTCGCGTCGTTAGTGATTACCACCTCACCCCCGGCAACGTCGGACGTGACGGCGATAGTCGAACCAGTGTCTCCGGTGCAGAGCCACTTCCCGTCGGCGGAGGTCTCGGTAACCGCGAGGGCTCCGGACCCGACATCGTTCGAGGTCATTCCGACGAAGTCATCGTGAAAGCCGTGGGTTTTCGGCAGATACAGGACAGAGTCGGGGAGGAGTACGTTGGTCTTCGGCATCACAGGCTCCAGGTTCAATGTGGGCTCGGGTGGCCCGGGGGCTCAGTTTGTAATTTGTTAGCGGACCTTGGCGCGGGCCGCGGCGACACGGGCGTCCCAGGACTTCTCGACCGACTCCGATACGATTGTTGACTTCTCTGCCGGAGGACTGGTCAGCGGTCGCGGGCGGAAGCTCCGACGCTCCGGAGCGGGGTGTCGCTTGGGCCAGCTCTCGACCAGTGGCTGTCGCTGGACGGTATCGACGGCCGCAATAGCAGCTACCCGCTCGGGCGTGGCCTCGACG